GGAACGTCCGATATGCAAAAGACGAGTGCCAAAAATGTAGACGACATGTTAGCCCGAAGGAAAAGACGCAATGAACCGCAAAGAGATACTTGAGAAGGCAGAGAGCTTAGTCAACGGCCCACGAGCCCAAGACTACGGCGATGCCTACGAGAACCACGAGCGCATAGCCAAGATGTGGTCTGTGCTGCTCGACACCGACGTAAGTGTCTCACAAGTATACCAATGTATGGTTGCGGTGAAGCTGGCGAGGCTTATAGTAACGCCAGACCACCAAGACAGCTGGGTAGATATCTGCGGCTACGGCGCACTAGGAGGAGAAGGCAATGGCCTTACAGATGGCGATGTTCGCCCCAAAAAGTGAGTGGGTGCCCCCGGCAGAGCTACCGGACATCTTTAGTGCGCCAAAGATTGCCATAGACGTAGAAACACGCGACCCTCATATCAAAAGCAAAGGCCCCGGCTGGCCCACAGGTGACGGCGAGGTAGTCGGCTACGCCATAGCCGTGGACGGCTGGTCCGGTTACATACCTACTCGCCATGAGCATGGCGGCAACCTTGATGAGCGCATCGTCAGCAAGTGGCTCAAGAAAGTGTTTGAGTCCCCCGCCGACAAGATCATGCACAACGCACAGTACGATGCGGGGTGGATACGGCGCATGGGCTTTACCATCAACGGGCGCATCATCGACACGATGCTGGTAGCTGCCCTGCTAGATGAGAACCGGTTCAGCTACAGCCTCAACGCCCTGTCTTACGATCTGCTCAAGAAGGTAAAACAGGAGAAAACACTACAAGAAGCTGCCCGCGAGTTTGGCCTCGACCCCAAAGCAGAGATGTGGAAGATGCCTGCTATGTATGTCGGGCCATATGCACAAGCCGACGCGGAACTAACGCTAGAGCTTTGGGGGTACCTGTCGGCTCAACTAACAAAAGAAGAGCTCTGGCCGATAGCTGATCTGGAGCTCAAGCTCCTACCCTGCCTGATAGACATGACATGGAAAGGGGTGCGGGTAGACCAAGACCGCGTAGAGCGCACACGCAACCAGTTGGTCAAGCGCGAGAAAGAAACCTTGGCGCAGATAAAGCGCGTGGCAGGACAGGACGTAGAGCTCTGGGCTGCTGCATCCATAGCAAAAGCCTTTGACAAACTCAGCATCCCCTACCCGCGCACAGAAAAAAACTCACCGTCATTTACTAAATCGTTTCTGACAGACCACCCGCACGAACTTGCACAACTTATTGTCCGCGCCCGCAACCTGAACAAGACTAGCGGCACCTTCATCAACACAATTATGAAGCACTGCCATGCAGACGGGCGCATCCACGGGCATATCAACCAGATCAGATCGGATGACGGCGGCACCGTATCGGGCCGAATATCCATGTCCAACCCCAACCTACAGCAAATCCCGGCCCGCGACCCAGAGCTAGGCCCCATGATCCGCAGCCTGTTTCTACCAGAAGAGGGCGAGCAGTGGGCCGCAATAGACTTCTCGCAACAGGAACCACGGATTTTGGTGCATTACTCCTATGTAGTTGGCCGGTCCCGGGGCACACACATGCGCGGTGTTGAGGAATTTGTTGACGGCTACCGTAACAACCCGGACATGGACTTTCATACAATGGTGGCAGAAATGGCCGACATACCGCGCAAACAGGCCAAGACAATCAATCTGGGCATGATGTACGGCATGGGCGTGAACAAGCTATCTGACCAGCTAGATATTGACGTGGACGAGGCCAAAGGTCTGGTCAGCCAGTACCATGAGCGGGTGCCCTTTGTGAAAGGTCTGATGACTGGCGTGATGAACCGACTCAATGACCGGGCATCCAGCGGGTCCATACGCTCTATATTAGGCCGTAAGTGCCGGTTTGATCTGTGGGAGCCCGATACATTCGCCATGAACAAGGCCCTGCCATACAAAGAAGCTGTAGATGAGTACGGGCCAACCACCCGGTTAAAGCGGGCATACACCTACAAAGCTCTTAACCGGCTGATCCAAGCGTCCGCCGCGGACATGACAAAGCAGGCAATGGTGAATATTTATGAATCCGGACGGGTGCCAATGATCCAAATTCACGATGAAATCGCCATGTCTGTGAAAAATCGTGAAGATGCAGAATCTATTGCCACGATCATGGAAAATGCTGTACCGTTAGAGGTGCCAAGCAAATGCGATGTTGAGATCGGCCCAAGCTGGGGCGAAGCGACGTAGTTTTTCATGGTTTTCCTCCCTTAAACTGGCTCTGGGCTCTGCTCAGAGCCTTTTTTCTTGTCATTCTACAACATCTCCTATATATTCGCTTACAGAAGCACAATATATAGGGTCTTTTGCAATGGACATAACAAAATGGAAGTCTGTTCTGGTGCCGATTGAGGTATATGAACAGATCAAAACCATAGCGAAGTCAGAGGGTCGCACGATCAGCGGCCAGCTTCGCATCATGTGGGAAGTCTACCGGGACACCAGAACCAACAAAGTTAGGTAAAAACCCGGGGTCAAAACCCGGTTGACATGTTTTTTTACCTATAGTATGGGATAAGTTCTATCTAATCGTATAGTGAGGGTTTACTAATGCTGAAAAATATACTCAAAATGTTGTTTCCGAGCTTCTTTGAAGATCCGGAAAGAGCGCGAGACAAAAAAGGCCGGTTGATGGGCGACGATGCGTCCACACCAACTTTTAACGAAGCATGGGTCGGGGGCAAAGCTCCGGTACAACAAAAAGCCGCGCCGAAAAAGCGGGGCAGGCCGGTAGGAAGCAAGAACAAAGCAAAACCGGCAGCTAAAAAGAGAGGGCGTCCGAAGAAAAATGCTTGATGCTACTTTGGTTTGTTTGGCTACAGCTATCTACTTTGAGGCACGGGGCGAACCCTTTGTCGGACAGTCCGCTGTAGCTCACGTTGTGTTGAACCGGGTGCAAGACGCCCGGTTCCCCAACGACATCTGCTCTGTAGTAAAGCAGGGCCCCACATATGCGTGGAAACCCGACTTCCCTGTCCGTAACATGTGCCAGTTTAGCTACTACTGCGACGGCAAGTCTGACCAGCCTACCGATGAGCAGGCGTGGCAGACCGCGGTCCTCGCAGCTTACGGCTCTATGACTGGCCGTACATATGACCCCACGGACGGCGCAACACACTACCACGCTAATTACGTCAACCCAGAGTGGGCGGACGTAAAGTATCAAACTGTCCGGATCAACGATCATATCTTCTACCGTTGGGAAGGCGACAGATGAAACCTTGTCCAGAATGTGGCGGTGAGGGAGAATGTGAATATGAAGTCGCCGTATCCGCGCCTATGGCGTGGAGCGGCGGTTGGCTGGAAGGCCGCATCATGGAATGTCAACTTTGCGAGGGAAGTGGAGAAGTAGACGATGAATATGATGAGGAATAGACAACTGCAATACCCGCCAAACACAATCGGAAGCCCCGGAGCCATACAACGCCGGTTAGAAATGGGCTGCTGCCCAAAATGCTGGTGCCATATGAAAGGCTCAAACCACTGCAAAACATGCAAGCTAACTATTGGAAAAAATTGTGATATGCCCGAAGTGTCAGTCGAAGAGTTAAGTTGAAAATATATGTTGCAATTCGCATACAGTCGCTTATATTAACACTCGTAAGGCCCCCAAGCTTTACATGTTCCCGTAGTTGAAGCCCCCAGAGAGAAATCTCTGGGGGTTTTTTTCTGTGTTGACTATGTATGGGATAAGTCTTATATGTGAGCTGAAACACGGGAGTTTCTTATGCTTATCTACTCAGCCACCAATAAGATTAACGGTATGCAATATGTCGGAGCCACGACTCGGAGCTCACTTGCACCCAGAGTGCGGGAACACTTTAAATTTGCGGAAAGAAAAACCAGAGCACGGGGATCGTTAGCAAACGCCATACGAAAGTACGGCCAAAAAAATATTTCCTTTGAAGTGTTAGAGCGCCTAACCGATATCAATGTTTTAGGCGAATGCGAGAAGAGGTGGATCGACAGCCTGAATACGATGTACCCAAACGGGTACAACATTAAGACAGGGGGTATGCCTAAAGAGATGCCTCATGTCAGCCGAAACAAAAGTTACGCCGTTGAAGGTGTGCAATATGACAGCTTAATGTCTTTGGCAAACGCTTATAATATATGTCACTACAAACTTAGGCATCGACTGCTACGTTCTTCTATCAAATGGTCTGTCGAGCAGGCGTTGGACTTAGTTCCGCCTCCAAAAAGCGACCCCGTAAAATACAGCAAACCTATAGAGGTAGACGGGCATACCTTTCGTTCAAAAGCCGCCGCCGCTCGACATTGTGGTGTTCCGGTAAGAGTTTTTAGAGGAAGACTTAGTAAGGGCTGGCCGTTAGAAGAGGCTCTGGGCATAAAAGAACGATCGAACCAGTGTAAAACGGCGACTACTAATAAAAAACGGCCTCGCAGAAAAACGCGGATCACGGTTCAAGGCACTGAGTATTATAGCGTAGCTCATGCCGCAGAAACTTTCGGAACAAAAGCCGGTCTTGTAACTCAACGCCTCAAGCGAGGATGGACAAAAGAACAAGCTTTTGGTTTAGCCCCGCCGCCGGTTATCAAAAAGAAAGGAATGGAATTTCTTGGATATTCTTCCATAACAGCCGCGGCAAGAGAAAATAACATCAACACCACCACGCTTTTTCAAAGGCTGAATAACGGCTGGTCACCGGAAGATGCGCTGTACACGCCAATAACTCCAAATGACGGAAGCAGGGGCGGCAACTACAAGACTGCTTGACTATGTATGGGATAAGACTTATACACGGGTTACACCAACTAGGGAGAACAAAACAATGAGTGATATGAACTGGACGTTAAGCTTCCTGTCATCCGTGGCAGGACAGATCACAACGTCGTCAGGTGAGGGCATAACAACACGCCTGTTCGCTTGGGGCGTTAAAGATGTCAACGCGGTGCTACACCCGGGGGACTACTGGATGTTCTACGTCGTGGACGACAACGGCAAACAAGCGGTGCGGATCATGTCCTTTATCGCACCGGAGCCAGCGTTCTATTCCGTGATCGGTTACTGCAAGTATCACGACATTCAGTGTGAGATAGATGAAAGTATTCCAGAAGAGGAGGCAGCTAACGATGCGTAAGAAAGAGGAACTTTTCGATATCGTGCGCGATATGAAGTACACTGACGCTGTGGCCGCAGTCTCTAGCGCAATCAACGCGCAAACGTCCACTATTGCAGCCAAGGGTGACTATAGCCGAGAGGCTGTTGAGAACGCCGAAATGCTGCTTGCAGCGTGGTTAAGGGTACAACGCGGATGAGCGAAGATTTGGAAAAGCAGTTTGATTACGCAGGCAACGAGATGAACGCTCTGTTAGATCAACTGGAAACCGACGGGTTTGATACCGGCGCGGTACTGGGCGGGGCTCTAACGGCTCTCCTGTTCCGTCTCGTGGTGGCGGCCCCAGACGGCAGCACCGCTATCGGTATGCTGTCAACCGCCATGCACCAAGCAGCCAGTATTGCCCGTGCGTACGAAAAAGATGAAGAGGAGACAGAGCATTGAGCACGGTCACTGAACACCAAGCAGCAGCCGCGCTGCTGAACCAAGCCATCCACGCCGTCAACGATCTATGGCTGGAAGCAGACGGCGATGATAAGCCCTTCCTTGATGAGGCAATCAGCAAGCTCCACGAAGCGCAGTCCCTGATGATGAAAGCACGGTTGCGGGTCGAGAACGACTGACGAACATTCAAACGACTAAAGACGAGGGGTGCGGCACATTGTCGCACCCCTTATTTTGTCGTATATGGTATAAGATAAGTCGCATATGGGATAGAACCCATAACCCATTGATATATAATGGAATAGTAAGAAGAGCGGTATCGAAAGCCGCCGACGCTTTTTCTCAACGTCTATCAACTACGGGAGGTCAGTATGACTGACATCAACGCCGCATCCGTCTGGGTCGTCGAAAGCAAACTGCTTGAAACCGCCGATAAGGAATACGAGTGGGGGGACTGCATGTCCTTCACCTCAATCCTTATCGACGAGTGTAACGGCCACAGACTAGACGAGGTCGAAGACAATACCTTCGATCTAGGTTACGTCCGCGCCGTGGAATACGCCCATCGAATGGGTAGGATTTATGCCGCAACTCAATACTTTAGGGTTACCCTTAAAGACAGCCGTTTCGATAACGTCGGAAAAGAGTTCGTCTTCAAGGGGACAAGCCAAAGAACCTGAGAAGCATAAACCGCGGCTCACGGGTCAGGGCTCCGCTTCGGCGGGGCCCTTTTTGCGTTACATACTATATAGAGCTCAAAAAAAGAAAAAAGAAAAACACGTAAAAAATAGGCGTTACAGGTGTTACAAAAGTTACGTTGTTCTGTAACCGTTACTGAGTAAGGATTAGAGAGATCAAAAGTGTAACTTTTTATGTAACTTTTTTATTTTCAAATAAGTTACAAAGGTCAAAATCGGCCTAATGGGGGGTCTAGGATGTTTTTTTTGAAAAAAATATTTTTTGCTCTATATAACTGTTTCGGGGTAAAACAGGTATGAGACTTGACCTTTTTAACTGAGGAAAACATGGCTGTTAGGAAACGAGCTTCTAAGATTGATGGCAAGCCCCGAGAAACCCGAGGTCGCCCGCCGGTAACGACGGCATCCCCTTTGACCCGAAAGCAGGAGCTCTTTGTTAAAGAGATCGTCAGTAAGGACGGTCAGATTACTTTGAGAGAGGCGGCGGTCAACGCAGGCTATTCTGTTGGCTCCGCTCACACCCGAGCCTATGAGCTCACCAATCCCCACATCTCTCCTCATGTTGTCGCTGCTATACAGGCTTATCGCAGAGAGCTAGATGAAAAGTATGGTGTGACCTACCAACGGCATCTACGGGACCTTCAACAGATACGGGATACTGCTTTGCAGAACGGGGCTTACTCTGCTGCCGTTCAGGCGGAGTATCGCAGGGGGCAAGCACAAGGCGATATCTATGTAAGCAAATCTGAAATCCGTCACGGCTCTATCGACAGCATGAGCAAAGACGAGGTTTTGAAAGCTCTTGAGGAGATAAAGAACAGCTATGCCCCGGTCACAATCGACATCACCCCAGAAGAAAATGCCTCCAATCGCGACAAAGCGAGAGGCAGGCTTTTACAAGCAAGTGAAGGAAGCAGCGCAGAGGTCGAGACGGAAGCTGCTTTTGACGAGGATTGAAAACTACATTGGAGCGGGCATCCCCGATCTGATGATCTGTGACGAGCTTGGCAACTACCATCTGGTCGAGCTCAAATACATCACCGGCAATGTCGTTACGTTACGGCCCGCTCAAGTTGCGTGGTTATCTCGGCATCAGCACTCAAGCTGCTGGATACTGATCAAACGTCAGACCAAGGCCACCGAACCCGCAGAATGCCTTTTGTACCCGGCATCTGCGGCAGTCGATCTAAAAATGGACGGAATCGAATCGGTCGAGCCCCTGTTCCGTTGCCCGCAGCCGTTTCACTGGGACACCATTTTTGACTTGATTAGTCCCACCGAATCGCATATATGTGGGTGAGGTGATCGGTACCGGCTCGTTCAGGACTGTTGTCAGACGCTGTTCTTTCATTAGTGACGATACCTTCGCGTTGCTGCTCACCGCTAACAACGGGAGATTAAATCATGGAAAAAGAATCTTTGTTGCGATGGCTTGCCAACGCTTTGAAAGACTCGCCGGTTGATTTGGAAGAGGTTTATGTCGGCGACGAAAAGGACGGTCAGGTTTATGTTCTTTTTAGAAATGTAGAGGTGCCTGACTAATGTTCCTGTTCAAACTAATTGGCCGCTTGTTATATGGCCCGGACTATGACGAGCTTGAACGCCGGGCAAACAACAGCCGCCAAATAAAACCCAGACGACGTCC